CTTCAAGGGCCGGGATGCGGACCTTGTGCGGGATATGATCCGCGACGTGACCTGGGTCATCCGGTACATGCTCCTGGGNAGCCCCATGCGCCGCCGGGCGATTCGGGTGCCCAAAGAGCGGCGGCTGCCCACCGGCCCCCGGCAGAGCATCACCCGGCGGGCCAGGTGGAAGCGGCTCCAACAGGCGGCCGTCGACCTCCGCAACCGGCTTGCCGCCTACACCAGCCTGGAGGAAGCCCGCCGGGCCGTACTCACCCAACTGGAGCGGAATCTGACCCGCAAGGAGTTCGCCCTGCTCTGCTGGATTGCCCAGGGGCTCTCCGAGGAGGAGATGGCCGAACTGCTCCGGTTGAGCCGCCCCGAGATCGAGGAGTTCATCGAACGGACCCTCTCCAGGGCCGCCGAGGCGCTGGACCCGGTCCANACCANCCATCCCCAGGACTACCCCCAGGACTACCNCCAGGACTACCCCCAGGAAGGAGCCCGACGCACNTGAGCACGACCANNACCACNGCACCAAGCANAACCCTCAGAGACCCGTACCTGCTTCTTGCCGAGGCCGTATTCGAGCAGGCGGTGGTGGATGCCGTCACGACCAGCCCACGGGACATCCACCCCAACAGGTCGGTGCGGGCCAACTACGCCATNGCCAGCACNTGGGAAATCGAGGATGCCCGCCGGTGGCTGTTCTCCGATGAGGCCGAATGGTACGCAGAGGCCCTCGGCCGGGATATCAATGCCGTCCGCAGGTTCGTGCAGGATTTCCAGGATCAGGAAATCCGGCATATGCTATAATGTTGACTGGGAGGACTCTACAAGGTCAAGATGATCCGCAGGCGGGGTCGGAAGTGGGTTGTACTCGATTCCAGGGGAAAGAAGGTGCTCGGGGAGCACGACTCGCGAGAGGCTGCCGCAAACCAATTGGCGGCTATCGAAGCCAACAAGCGTAAGCGGAAGCGGAAGAAGGGATAGGGGATGTGGAGCGCCTACCTGGCAGGCGGTTTGTATTACCTCAGACTTCGCCCGTTTCGTNTTTCCATCAACGAGGGCGGCCGGTGGTTCNCTTTTACGTGGTGGCCGGGCAGTCTGTTCTACATCGCCTTGCGCGTCCCGCTGTTTGGTTGGTTACGGNTCTACCGGAGCGGCGGTTCTTGGGTACTTGAACGCGGGAGATAATCGCCGCAGGAATCAGCGCGTTGAGGGGAGGCAGCCGGGTTGGCCGTAGTAGCCATTGAGCGGCTTTGGGACCGGGAAACGAGCGCCAAGGGCTACCCGAAGGAGGTCATCGCCCAGGTGCTGGCGATGGCCGAACTCGGCTACTCCGCGAACGACATCGCNCGGGAGTTCAACAACCGGCCCACGGCGGATACGATCGCGAAGTGGGTCCAGCAGGCCCGTCTGATGGGCATCCGGCTGCCGGAGACGGAACTGGCCGCCGCCCAGCGGCTCATCGCCCAGGCCGCCCGNCAGCGCTTCCAGCAGATGCAGCACCGATTCGGTTCCTGGGCGTTCCTCGTGGTGGNGGAGTTGTTCACGGCGACCGAGATGGCCGCCAAGATTNTGCGCCTGGAACTGGAGAGGTTCGCCTCCAAGGCTCCTTCCGAGAAGCCNAACAAGGACAGCCTGGCCGTNATCCGCCAGATGACCGGCACCATCGATTACCTCGTCAGGGACGTTTCGCTGCTGGCGGGCAAGCCCACCGAGCGGCAGGCGCAGTCCATTTCGGTCGGGGAGCCGGAAGACGTTTCTGTGCCGGAAATCCCGCCGGAAGAGTTGGCCAAGAGGCTGCGCCAGGTGGCGGATTCCATCGAACAGCGCAGNCNGGAGGNTGCGGTCGCGTAATGCTTCGGCGTATCTTCCGGCCGGAAGAGGTTGCCCCGCAGTCGGTTGAACCCTCGGTACACCAGAGCCAGGCAACCGACCTCGAACCCCAGCCACAGCAGGCGACGCCGGTGTAGGATAGCCAGGGGGATGAACGCGGCTACTACTGCACCGACTGCGGGGCCGGACCTTTCGATTCCTCACAGCGTCTGGCGGCTCACGTGCGGTGGGAGCACCGCGGTCAGACGCCCCGGCCGTCCAGTCTGTTTGACAGGCTACACCATATGCTCAGGTTGAGGGGTGACTGAACCATTCTCAGCCTGACAGATCACTACGCCGCCAGCCTCGGTCGGCTGACGCCCGAGCACAGGGTCCTGTTCGCCGAGGAAGGTCGGCGTAACTTCTGGTTCTTCCTTACGGGCATCCTGGGGCTGAACCTACGGGAGATGCCCCACAAGTTGATGGCCCAGGAGTTTCAGGAGTTCACCGAATCTGGGAAGCCCTACGCCCTGTGGCTGTGGCCCCGAGAAACGTACAAGTCAACCGTCTTCACCCAGGGCGGGGCGCTGTGGCGGCTGGTTCGGAACCCNGAGGAACGCGTCCTGATTACGAACGCCAAGTTGGACAATTCCCTAGCGTTCCTGCGCTGGATCAAAGACCAGATAGAAGGCAACGAGTTCTTTCGTTGGGTCTATGGGGACCTGACGACCAAGCGGTGGTATACCGAGCGGATTTGGGTCAAGGGCTACAACCCCCAGGCCAAGGAGCCCAGCATTGAGATCGCCTCAGTCGATTCGTCGGTGGTATCGCGACATTACACGCTGATTATCGCCGACGACCTGGTGAATGAGGAGTACGTCGGTACCGAAGACCGTGTGCAGAAGACCATCACCTATTTCGAGCGACTTCAGCCCCTGCTCACCTGGGGCGGGCAGATGATTTTTGTCGGCACCCGCTGGGCAGCCTGGGACCTGTACCAGTTCATCCTGGACAACTTCCGTGACGACCCCGACTGGTGGATTTCCATCCGGGGCATCCGCGAGTACGACGAGAACGGGAAGCCGTACTCCATCTTCCCGGACCCGGAAATCGGGTATCCGCTTGAGCGCATCGAGCGGATGGAGAAGATGATGCCCCAAGAGTTCCGGCTGCACTACATGAACGAGCCGGTGTTCGATACCGTTCACCGNCTGCCGTTTGACCCGGAGAAGCATGTCTTCGACAAGTTGCCGGATGGAGTCAAGGGCATCCGGTTCATCACCGCCGACCCGGCTACCAGCAGCAAGTCCACAGCGGATGAATCGGCGTTGGTCGTCACGCTCCAGACTCCGGATGATTCGCTCTGGGTGCTGGAGGCCCGACATGGACGCTGGTCCCCGAGCCAGTTCCTTGAGGAGTTGTTCAGCCTCTACCTCAAGTGGTATCCCGTCCGGGCGGTCGGCATCGAAACCTCGGTGGCCGCCCAGAAGTTGTGGCTCGACCTCATCCAGCACGAGGAGCGGCGGCGGAAGGTCAAGTTGCCCATCAAGGAACTCAAGACCGGCGTCCAGGCTGATGCCAAGAGCGCCCGGATTAAGGAGTTGGAGCCCTACATCATGGAGGGCCGCTACCGTGTCCACTCCTCCTGCCTGGGCCTCATCGAGCAGTTGACCAACTGGCCGGGCGTCCGGCACGACGACATCATCGACGCGGCGGCCTACATCATGCAGGTCAAGCGGCCCCGCTCCTGGACTGTGGACAACCGCTGGCGCAACGCCAGGACCTACACTCCAAGGACAAAGGCGGCTTTCTAAATGGCACGCAGGCAGCAGGACATCATCAACGAGGTTCTGGAACGCTACCGGGAAGCCGAGGATGCCCGCCGGGGCATCGAAGAGATCATGCTGGAGAACTACCGATTGTACCGGCGGGTGGACCCGGAACTGGATAAGCGGGCGAAGGAGGGTCGCTCCGCCCTCTTCATCCCGAAGGCGTACACCACGGTTGAGGTGGCGACCCGGTTCGTCGTCAACGCGCTTTTGGCCGAGCGACCCTACGTGTTCGGCTACCCCCGCGTGGAGAGCAACGAACTGGCCTTCCTGCGGGCAGCCACCATGCAGACGCTCATCGACTACCAGTTGGCCGAGCGCATCCAGATTCGCTCCCTGCTGACCAAGGCTGTACGCGCCTGCTTCATCTTCGGCTTCGTCCCAGCCCAAATCGGCTGGCTCCAGCGTCGTCGTTCCCGTCGTCGGCGGGAGCGGAACGAACTCGGGGTGGTCATCGGCACCACCACCGAGACGGCGNCATCGTGGAGAACCGCCCCGATATCCGGCTCCACGACCCCCTTGGATTCTTCTGGGACCCGTATGCAGAGTACCTGGATGATGCCGAGTTCATTATCACCCAACGGTTTGTGACCAACCGCTGGCTGGATGAGCGCCGCGACCTGTTCGGCAACCGGGTGGTCAACAAGGCCCTGCGGGAGAATCTCCGTCCTGACGAGTTGCCGGTCTGGTTTGATGTGAAGCGCCGCCTGCGCGGCTGGACGGATTCCCACGTCAACCGGCTCAACGAGGTGCTGGAGTTGTGGACGCCGGGCGGGGTCGTGACCATATGGAACCGGCGGGTGGTCCTCCGGGATATCGAGAACCCCTTCGACCACGGGGAGTTGCCTTTCGCCGTCGGCGTCGATGTCGGTTTCGTAGGGGAGTTCATCGGCGAGGGCCTTATCCGGCCGATGGCCGACCTGCAAATTGAACTCAACGCGAAACGCAACCAGCGTATGGACAACGTGAACTTCCTGCTCAACAAGGTGTTCACGGTCCTCAAGACCTCCGATTTGACGCAGGAAGACTTGCGGCTGTTCCCCGGCAAGATTATCCCCGTGGACGATCACGGTGAGATTCAGGAACTGAGGATGGACGACGTGACGGGCTCCTCCTACACTGAGGAGTCCATCATCGACAAAGATATCCAGGAAGCCACCGGCATCCATCCCTATATGCAGGGGGCCCCGCCCGAGTTCTCGCGGGAGCGGGCTACGACGGTCCTGGCCCTGCAATCNGCAGGCAATGAGGGGCTGCGACTTAGGGTGAATCTCCTGGAGGAAACGTTCCTCCTGCCCATCGTCCGGCAGATGGCGGATTTGAACCAGCAGTTCATGCAGCCCACGGAATTCGTCCGCATCACCGGGCCGGATGGGCTCTCGCACTTCATCGAAATCAGCGCCAACGACGTGGTTGGGGACTTTGACTTCTTCTGGGCCGGTTCGACGGTAGACAACGCCGCCGAGCGGCAGTTCAAAGTGCAGCAACTCATCCAGTTGCTCGGCGTCGTGAACCAGGTCGAGGGTGCGGATGTGGACCGCCGCGAGTTGATCCGGCAGATTCTCAAACTCGCGGGTGTCCAAAATGTCAACCGCATTGTCCCGCCGACCGACGTGTTCCAGCAGATGGGCAACGTGCTGGCCCTTGGTGGCGGCGAGGTTCCCGTAGCCACTGTTGGTCCGGCAGTGCCAGCCGGTTCAGACCCGACCCAGAGCCTGCCGGTAGTAGGGAGGTCGCTCCGTATTGGGCCGACTCCGTTCGAATCACCTCTACCCCGAACCTGATGATGGGAGCGGCGTGGAAGACCGGCTTCAGAACCCGGTGATTGCCACCATCAC